TTTACGAAAAGGAACTTTTAAAACTTTACATCAAATTTGGAAACTATCGTGACGTGTCAAGGGAAGTCGGTATTAAATACGAATCAGTACGCCATGCAATTAGATTAGCAATTGAAAAAATAAAACTAAAAAATGATAAACTTTATAATGATATGCTTAATGAGCGTGTCGAGTGGATATGTAATATCTGAGTTAATAATTGAATGGAGTCATAAACTATTCAAGATATACCCGATTAAACCCTTTTCGTGTGGTTATTGCCTATCCTTTTGGTTCGGGTGTGTATTGGCTTTATATTTTAATATCAATCTATTAGAAGTTATCTTATACGGCTTTAGTTCATCATACCTTTATTATTACTTAAACAGACCATGACAGAAGATATTTACAATTTACTTTTACCACTTAAGGGCAAGTGGGAAACTTACAAAGAACATCATTACAGCGAATTTACCAACATTGATTACGAGATAGTAAAAGATGCTTATGCGAAAATGCATGGACCGCCACCTCGTAACCTATCTTGCCAGTCTTGCATCAGAGAACTATTAAGAGTAGTTTTTTTGCCGTTCGATAATTTTAAACCCGAAATAAAACAAAATGCTAAAGTTAAAACATTCAGGAAACGCAGGTGACATTCTGTATAGCTTGCCTGCAATACGTCAAGCCTGCTATAATGCAAATGATAAGGCAATACTTTATCTACACATTGACCAACCTGCTAACTATGTTAAAGGGTTTGTCCACCCATTAGGTAACGTGATGTTGAATAAGTACATGGCTACTATGCTCAAGCCATTGTTATTAGCTACCAATTTTATCGAAGATGTGTTGGTCTACAACGGTCAAAAAGTTGATTACGATTTAGACAAGTTCAGAACAATCGGTTTGAACTTAGGAGCGGGAAATATATCGAGGTGGTACTTTCAGGCTTTTCCTGAATTGACTTGTGATTTAATTGAACCAACAATAAAAGTTCAAAATTATAAAAATTTAGAAGATGCAATTTTAATTAATAGAACTGAACGCTACCAAAATGGACAAATAGATTATTCAATACTCAATCAATATGATAACGCAAAATACTTTGTGGGTACTGAACACGAATTTCATTTAATGAGTAAGATTATCAATGGTTTAGAATACGTTCAAGTAATTAACTTTTATCACGTTGCAGAATTAATTAACAATTGTAAAGTATTTATCGGCAATCAATCAATGAACTTTGCAATAGCTGAACAACTAAAATCAAATAGAATCTTAGAAACTTATTTCGGTTGTCCTAACGTAATTCCATGCGGGGGCAAAGCATACGATGTATTCAATCAAGAAGGATTCGAATATGCACTTAATCAATTTACAAAATGAGAGAACATTACACCAAAACACCCGAAGGAAGTTACAAGTCTAACCACTTCAAAGACCCAAAAGAAATCTACAAAGATGAATATTGGAGTTCAAAACAAAATCATTCAACTATTCATGAACAAGTTTTCAATGTGACTGAAAAGAATGAACTTGTAAAGAAATGGATTACAGACATTGAACCTAAAAGAGTTTTAGAAATTGCCTGCGCTCCTGGAATACTTATGGGTGATTTGTCCGCAAATTACGAAACACATGGCATAGAGGTTGACGAAAGATATAGACACGATATTCAAAGTCTTTGCCAATCAACTGAATTGTATTTTGGTTTATTCCCCGAAGTATCAAAGGACTTTGAAAGCGGTATATTTTCAAACATCATAGCTTTAGACGTATTCGAACACGTTGAAGACGGGATGGCATTTTTAAAAGAGTGCCACCGATTACTTTGCGAAGGTGGCAGGCTAATAATTCAAGCACCTATAATGTTCGAACCTGATATTATGGATGAAAAGCAATTCCACGAAACTGAACATATTTGGATTTATTCACTCGACCATGTATTAACAATGGCAGGGCGGTGTGGATTATTGTTAGTTGAATATTCACAATGGAAATTAGGGCATGAACAAATAGTTTTTGAAAAATGAAAATACTTCAAGTTTGTGACAAGAAAATAAGCGGAGTTGAATATCACCGTCTTTTAATTCCACATGGAAAGATAAACGAATCTGAGGAAGTCGAGATAACAACTGCTCACATCATTGACCATTTGCCCGATTCATTCTTTCATCAATTCGATTTAATCGTTTCAAGTTCGGTTGTATCGAAAATGGGTTTTCAGGAAATACTCTGGAAACAACTTAAACGAATAGGGATACCTGTTATAATTGATAGGGATGATACATGGGTGTTGCCACATAATCACCCACTTAAAAAAGATTGGGTAAACAAAAAGACCGCTCAACAGATTACCTACAACTTACAACAAGCAAATGCAGTAATGGTGACTACAAACCACCTTGCAAATATGGTGAGTCCTTTGAATAAGAATGTTCATGTTATTCCAAATGCAATCGATTTTAGTCAGGACCAATTCAAACCCGATCTAAAAGTAAAGCGAATGAAAACCGACCACATTCAAATAGGTTGGTCAGGTTCAGTAACACATCACCACGATTTAGTGTTATTAGCAGAATCATTCCTACAACTAAAATCAGACCCTGAAACTCAAAACAAGTACAGACTAATCTTGAGCGGATTTATCGAAGGAGATGCTATGTGGAAAGAATACGAAAACATTTTCACGAGTGGTTACAGAATAAGTCAAGAACAATATTGCAGGATAAACGGAATGGATGCCTTCACTTATGCCAGTGCTTATGATATGTTTGACATTGGTTTAATCCCTCTAAAAGATACACCCTTCAATAGATGCAAGTCAGAATTAAAGATGCTCGAAATGGGTGCAAAAAAAGTATCTGTAATCGTTTCAGATGAATATCCTTACACCAATATAGCAAAGAACGGAATTAATTGTTTGACAGCGACAAAAAAAGAATGGTTTAAACAAATAAAAAAACTTATATCTTTGCATGAGTTAAGAAGTGAATTATCTGAAAACCTTTACAATGAGGTCAAAGAGAAGCACAATATAGAAAAGGTAAACAAATTAAGATTAGAATTATACAAGGAGGTAATAAGAAATGAGACCAACAAAGTTTAGTGAGGAACTATTTGAAAATATTTGCAATCAAATATCAACTAATTCAATAGGACTGCATAAGATATGTAAAGAGGTAGGCATTAGTGCAGTAACTTTTTTTGAATGGATAAAAGAAGATGCGGAGTTATCTAACAGATACGCCCGCGCACGCGAGGCACAAGCCGAACTATTAGCAGACCAAATCATTCAATTAGCTGATGACAAAAGCGGTGATACTCAGGCGGGTGAGTTTGGTGAGGTAGGTAATGCAGCCGCGATTCAAAGAAGTAGATTACAAGTTGAAGCCCGCAAATGGATAGCAGCCAAACTAAAACCTAAGAAGTACGGTGATAAGGTAGAAGTTGACCAAACAATAAACGTTAATAAATTACCTGATTGGTTAACCGCTCCTATTGAAAACAGCAACTCAAATAAATCTGAATAGCAAAAAAGGCGGGTTTTAATTAAACTAACCACCATTCACATAAATAATGACCTTATTCAATCCTAACTTTATACACTTACAGAAATCCCTTGCAGAAGGTAACTCCCGAATAGTTGCCCTGCAAGGGGGTTGAGTACACGCTCAGGGAAAACGTATTCAGCCCTTCAATGGTTGATACGTCAATGTATGACTTATGAGGGCATGACTATATCGATAGTTAGGAAAACCTTACCCGCTCTTAAGATGTCTGCAATGCGTGACTTTATAGACATATTAAAATCAATCGGGCAGTACAATGAAGCCCTACATAATAAAACCGAAAACATCTACTATCTTAATAAGAACATAGTAGAATTTTTTAGTTTAGACGTAGCAGACAAAGTAAGAGGTCGTAAGCGTGACATATTGTTTATCAATGAAGCTAATGAGTTGGAGTTAGAAGATTGGCGGCAATTACTTTTAAGAACTTCAGGCAAGGTTATAATCGACTACAACCCTTCAGACTTTGAACATTGGATTTATGACCATGTGTTGACCCGAGAAGATTGCTCAACTTTAATAACCACCTACAAAGACAATCCTCACCTACCTGATGCACTTAAAAGAGAAATCGAAAGTTTAAAAGATGCTGACCCTGAGTATTGGAAGATATTTGGATTAGGTGAACGTGGTCAGTTAGTTGGATTAGTCTTTAACAATTGGGTTAATTGTTTGGCAGTACCTGAGAATGCGAAGTTCATAGGGCATGGATTGGATTGGGGTTTTACGAATGATCCGACCGCATTAGTTTCAGTTTACAGACGTGACAATGAACTTTACCTTGTTGAGAAACTTTACGAAAGAGGATTGACTAACCAGGACATCGCAAAGAAAATATCTGAATTAGGAATCAACAAACGTGATGAAATCTTTGCTGATAGTGCCGAGCCTAAAAGTATTGAGGAAGTTTATCGAATGGGTTTCAATATCAAGCCAACGGCAAAGGGTAAGGACTCGATTATTAATTCAATCGACATTCTTAGAAGGTTTAAAATCTTTTTAATTGGGTCAAATCTGCAAAAGGAATTCAGGACCTACAAGTGGAAAACAGATAAGGCAGGCAAGGCAATTAACGAACCAGTGGACTTCAATAATCACTTAATTGATAGTAGCAGATATTTAGCTTTGATGAAACTAAACGAAAACTTAAAAGGGAAATACGTTACAATTCGAGCCTAAAATAATACTTAAAAACAATGCGAAAGATATACGAAGAATTAAACCTAAGTCAAGCAATCGAACTGAATTCTATTAATAAGGATTTGGATAGGTTGGAATACGCAGCGAATAGACTTGCGATTGTGTTCAAAGTTCCTGTTGTGGAAATCTACAAAAGGGAAGTTGAAGATATATTTGCCTTAGATAATAAGTTGAGTCAACTTGAAAGTCTACCAATAGCAGCAAAGTTAAAAGATAAGATTAAGATTGGCGGCAAGTGGTTTAAGGT